TCGCAACAGTCTTTGAAAGACTGGGGCGACCAAAAATGGAGAACCAAAAGTGGTAAAAAATCTTCTGACACTGGTGAGCGATACCTTCCTAGCGCTGCGATTAAGAGCCTCAGTCCTGCTGAGTACGCTGCGACAACGCGTGCGAAACGTGCTGGCAAAAAAGCCGGAAAACAATTCGTAGCGCAACCCAAAACGATTGCAAAGAAAACGGCAGGATTTAGATGACCACTTCAGGAACCGCAGCGTTTAATCTTGACCTCAACGAATTAGTTGAGGAAGCGTTTGAACGCGCCGGTTCGGAGTTGCGTACGGGCTACGATTTACGTACAGCCCGTCGTTCATTGAATTTGATGTTTGCTGATTGGGCAAACCGTGGCGTCAACATGTGGACGTTTGAGCAGGGGACAATCAACCTGACTCCGGGTCTAAACAACTACGCACTGCCCGTGGACACAGTGGATCTACTTGAGCATGTCATTCGCACGGGTGCGGGTAACGTATCTACGCAGGCTGACCTGACAATTACGCGTATTAGTGTTTCTACCTATGCCACGATTCCCAACAAACTGCAACAAGCCCGTCCTATTCAAGTGTGGTATCAGCGTTTGGATGGTCAGACTTCTTCTATTGGCACCACGCTTAACGGCGGTATCACGGCCACGGCCACCACAATTACGTTGACTTCAGTGGCTGGACTTCCCGCTACAGGGTTCTTGTTGATTGAAAACGAGACTATTCAGTACGGCTACATCTCTGGCAACGTGCTTAACAACTGCTTCCGTGGACAGAATGGCACAACTGCAGTGCAGCACGCATCTGGCGTGTCTGTGTACACGCAGAATTTACCCTCTATAACCGTTTGGCCAACCCCAGACAACAGCACAACGTATCAGTTTGTTTACTGGCGCATGCGCCGTATTGATGATGCTGGCGGTGGTGTACGCACGATGGATGTGCCTTTCCGCTTCCTGCCCTGTATGGTGGCAGGTTTGGCCTATTACTTGGCTCTCAAGATTGAAAATGGTGCTGAGCGTCTACCCGTCTTGAAACAACAGTACGATGAAGCTTGGCAGTTGGCTTCTGATGAAGATCGGGAGAAAGCTTCAGTTCGCTTTGTTCCGAGGCAAATGTTTATTGGTAGCGGTACGTAAATGGGCAATCGGTTTGCTTCTGGTAAGAACAGTATCGCCATGTGCGATAGGTGTGGCCAACAGTTCAAATTGACGGCGCTTCGTAAAGAGATACAGAAGACAAAGATTTATAATCTGCTTGTCTGTGATGTGTGTTTTGATCCCGATCAACCGCAGTTGTTGTTGGGTATGTACCCAGTGGATGATCCGCAGGCTGTGCGTAACCCGCGCAAGGACACAACCTACGTCACGGCAGGCGTAAACGCTAGTGGCAATTTGACTGGCGGTTCGCGGGATCTTCAGTGGGGGTGGAACCCAGTTGGTGGGTCAAGCAGTTTTGATGTTGCGTTAACGCCAAATTACTTGGTGGCAACGACATTTGTTGGTACAGTTACAGTAACCGTTACATAGGAGTCTAATATGGACAAGAAAGATTTAGCCCAAGACAAGAAGATGATTAAGTCTGCTGTCGGCAAGCACGAGAAAAACATGCACCCCGGCAAAAAGCCTACAAAGCTTGCCAAGGGTGGTAAGACCAATGAGATGATGCTTCAGTATGGTCGCGGTATGGCCAAAGTTAAGAATCAGGGGAAATAACATGGCCAAGATTAACAACCCACCTGCTTCTACAAACCCCGGTATTCCCCCAAACCGCAGTAAAGCCGACACCGTTAATATGTCTATTGGCAACATCAGCAAAGCTGCTGGTAACGAAACCACTAAGACATCCGGTATCGTCACTCGTGGTAACGGCGCGGCAACCAAAGGCACGATTGCCAGAGGCCCAATGGCATGAATTACGCCGCACTCAGCGCTGCTATTCAGGCGTACACGGAGAACACGGAAGCAGATTTCGTGGCTAATATCCCTGTGTTCGTTCAGCAGGCTGAGCAGCGCATTTACAACTCGGTTCAGTTCCCATCGATTCGCAAGAACGTGACGGGTGTGACCACGGTAAACAATAAGTACTTACAGTGCCCGCTAGATTTCTTGGCGGTGTACTCTATGGCGGTCATTGACGCTACGGGCGCGTACGAGTATTTGCTGAACAAAGACGTTAACTTTATTCGTCAGGCGTACCCCGTGCCAACAGACACAGGGATTCCTAGATACTACGCTTTGTTTGGCCCTGCTGTATCTGGCGTTACTATTTCAGATGAGTTGTCGTTTATCCTTGGCCCCACACCCGACTCATCGTACAGCGTAGAGTTGCACTATTACTACTACCCTGAGTCAATCACAGTGGCAGCAGATGGCCAGACATGGCTGGGTGATAACTTTGATTCCGTGCTTTTGTACGGTTCTTTGGTTGAGGCTTACACCTATATGAAGGGTGAGCAAGACATGATGGCTCTGTACAACCAGAAGTTCATGGAAGCTCTTGCGTTGGCTAAACGTTTGGGTGATGGTATGGAGCGTCAAGACGCTTACCGTTCTGGTCAGTTCCGTCAGAAGGTAACTTGATATGTCAATTATCCAGACCCAAACCACGAGCTTTAAGGCGCAGTTGTACCAAGGTATTCATGACCTGACAACTGACGTTATTAAGATTGCCTTGTACACGGCTAACGCTAACCTGAACGAAGACACAACGCTGTACAGTACAACGGATGAGGTACCCGCTACGGGTACATATTCGCTTGGTGGGGCACAGTTAACACCCATAACGGTGTCGTCCTCTGGGTACACAGCCTACGTGGGCTTTCCAAATATTTCGTGGACAGGCGCGATCACCGCAAGATGTGCGTTGATTTACAACGTCACCCAAGGTAACAAGTCGATTGCTGTGCTGGACTTTGGGTCTGACAAGACTTCTACAACCACGTTTACCATCACCATGCCAGTCAATGGCCCAACCACTTCGTTAATTCGTTCTTCCAACTAGGAGTTACCATGTCTTTTGATAAAATTTCAGCCGCAGATAAATGCGAAGCATCTTGCAGCTACAACACCGCCCCTTCCGATACAGCTACCATTGAAGGCCGCTACGTTGCCGTTTGCTATGACAAAGATGGTAACGTGAAGTGGGAAGATGCTATTGAGAACTTGGTCACAACTGTGGGCAAGAACCTGACTCTGGACACCATCCTTGGTAACTCAGCCGCTGGCGCAGTGGTTATGGGCCTTAAAGGTACGGGTACAGCCGTGGTTGCCGACACACAAGCATCACACGCAAGTTGGTTGGAAGTTGGTCTGGCTAACGCCCCCACATACTCTGGCAACCGCAAAACCCCAGTATTCAGTGCTGCGGCGTTTGTAAGCGGCACAACTTGCACAAAGTCAACTTCTTCAGCTTCCAGTTTCTCGATCACATCGACTGGCACTGTGGCAGGATGCTTTATTAACATTGGCGGCTCTGCAACAATCGACAACACCACAGGAACACTGTTCTCTGCCGGTGACTTTAGCAGCCCTAAAGCAGTTGTTTCAGGTGACACTATTGCAGTTTCGTACTCTTGCTCACTGACCTAAAATGGCTTACGCATGGGGCGACGGCGCTTGGGGTGATGCTGGCTGGGGAGGTATAACTGCCTTTACCGACAGCGTTTCCGAGTCCGTTGCCACAGCTACCTCTGAAGTACCCAATGCCACATTTCCTGTCAGCGTAGCGGAGTCGATTACTTCAGTCAGCGCTTGGGGCGAAGGGGCTTGGGGGGATTTAAGTTGGGGCGGGATTGGTTCAATATCCGATTCCCAGACGGTTCAAGCCACTTTTGCCTTTGCCGTTACTGATACGGCGGCTATAAGTGACACGAATGAAACAGGCACGGCATACACAGCCGATGTAAGTGATACGGCGGCTACAAATACGGCAGAGGTGGTGGCGGCAACTTTTGCGCAGTCGGTTAATGAGTCAGCGGCTACGGCAACGGCAGAGTTTATTGCGGCTATATTTGCAAGAACTGTAGATGAGTCAGCGGCTACCTCGACGGATCAGATTGTTGGAACGTTCTTTAACGCAGATGTTGATGAAACTACAGTAAGCTCGACATCAGAGACAGCGGCAACGGATTACTTTGGCCTTGTTGTAAATGAAACGACAGAGACCTCGACAACTGAGACAGGCGCGGCAACATTTGCCAAGTTCTTGGATGAGTTAATTGGGGCGGCTACGTCTACGGAATCAGCGGCTACGACTTACAGGCCAAGTGTGCTGGAGACGGCGGCTATTACCTCAAGCGAGTCGGTAAG